GTGCAATATTCGGTCAGTGTCACAAAGGCTTACATCGAAAAACACTTTGCGACCGATGCCGGAATTGTCAACGTGTTTGTGCCGGGTGATTATGTACCTATTAAAGACCCTGACATTGACGTGGACAAGGCAATTCGCATCAAGTCAATCACGCGCAATGTGCTTGACCCCTACGAATATAACTTGACCATTTCGGACACCGTGACATCGAACATCACCAACCGGGTGATTTCCGACATCATCGACATTGACAAGGTTTTGGAAGTCAACAATCTTAAAGACCCCGCCCGCGCCCGTGCAAATTGGCGGTCAAGTCGTGAAGTCCTTGACATGGTTTTCGACCCGGAGGGGGATTATTACACCGACAAAATCAAGCCCAATTCGATTGATACGCTTGCACTATCCGTGGGCGCAAAGTCAATGCAATTCGGATTGGCAAACACGGTCTTTGAGCCGAATTACAACGGGAATCCGCGCATTTTCAGGTGGAAAGGCGGTGTGCTGACCCATTACACCATCAACGAGGAATCGGCGGTGTCGTGGGTGCTTGCCGACGGGCAAATTACCATTACCCCCGACACACAGGCATATTATATTTATGCCCGGTGTAACAAAGCTGGACAAGACGGCACAATTCAAATCACATCCGCGCAACACAAGGTCAACGAGGATGCCAATTATTATTGGTTTTGGATAGGTGTTATCAATTCCGTTGACCCTGACATCAAGGCACGTTCCGTCGCCCTGACTTATGGATTCACCATGATAAACGGGCGGTTCATCAAGACCGGGCGCATCGAATCCGCCGACGGTGAAACATACTTCGATTTGGATAATTCCGAAATCGGCGGACGCATCGTGTTCAACTCCAACGGTGAAGAAAAGACCCTTGAAGAATTGGGGCAAGAAGCCCTTGAAAGCAAGGATTTCATCAACAACACCTTGCCGGGGCTTCTTTCGGGGCTTCAATCGCAACTTGACGGCGTGATTGAACAATGGTTCTATGAGGTTGACCCGACCCCGGACAGCACCGCCCCGACCGCGACGGCAAATGAACCCGCAAAAGGATGGGTCGAAGCAGATGCGGCAAGCGGTGGTGTCACTGAACGGGAAAAGCACTTGGGCGACTTGTTTTATAACACCGAATCGGGCAAGGTTTGGCGATATGTCAAAGGCAAGGTGCGCCCGCATCCGGGCGCGGCGTTGTCAACGTCCGATTATTACTATTGGAAAGAAGATACGGAATTGGCACAAGCCTTGTCATTGGCGCAAGATGCCCTTGATGCGGCGAACTCCAAAGCCCGCATTTTCGTGTCAACGCCTTATCCCCCTTATGACATCGGCGACTTATGGGTTGACGGGAAAGAGTTGCGCCGTTGTATCACCGCGAAAACCGCCGGGCAATCCTACAATGTCAACGATTGGGTCGTTGCCGTATATTACGACAACACCAAAACAACCATTGACGGCGGCATCGTTACGTCCGGCACAATTCAGGTTGCGGGCGACAATCAAAGCATCCTTGCGGGCATCACCGGGCAAGGCACGACGGCATCATCAATCCGCTTTTGGGCGGGCGAATCCTTTGAAAACCGAGCAACCGCGCCTTATCGAGTAATGCAAGACGGGTCGGTGGTAATGACCAAAGCAACGGTCGAGGGTGTTATAAATGCCCTTTCCGGCTCAATCGGCGGGTTCAATATTTCAACCGGGCGAATCGGTTATGGTTCTTCGTCGGAGCAAGACACGACGCACGGATTGGCATTGTTGCGTGATTTCATCCGATTCTATAACGGCGACCAAAGGGTTCTTGTCGGTTGCCTTAATTCACTTGGCTATCCTTATTGCGGATTGTTTGAACTGACGGGTGACATGGGAACGACACTTGAAGTTCACCACAAACACAAAACGACCGCCGATGAACAAAATGAATATTGGTATCGCCCGAAGTCACTTGCGGTGTTCGGAAATCAATTCAATGTCGGTAAGGTCGCAATGTTTGAAAAAGGTTACATTGGTAGGGTTTATAATGACATTATCGAATTATGGATTGGTCAAACTCACAAATATTATTTCACATCTTGCACGTCACGACGAATGAGTGTGAAGTTACCGACAAAAACAACGGTTGACAAAATGACCGGTAATGCCGCAATTCAATTTGACTTGGAAATCGTGTGTGACCCGTTCATGTCAAATATCGTTGTTCTTACTTCGCAAACCGGGGGGCAAATGTATAATCAGAATGGCGAAACGGTTTCGACAATCGACATGGCAAAGGGTGATTCAATCATGTTCCGTTACTATGCCGGACGGTGGACAATCATTAACCGATATAATTAACAATCATGGAATTAGCAAAAATATTGCCTGATGGCACGGCGGACATTCGCTTTTGTCCGCCGTCGCTTGGCGAAAGAATGGCACAACTTCGGGATGCCGGGTTTCTCAATTTTGTGCCGACCGAACAACCGCAAACGGAAACCGGGTTTGTCGCGGTTGATTCATTCGCCGTCGTTGATGGGTATGTCGTGCAGTCGTGGGAAGTCAAGGTTGACCCCGTGGCGACACAAGCCCGCATCGACGAACTAAAAGCCGGACTTGCAGATTCGGACTACAAGGTAACAAAGTGTTATGAAGCATCTTTGGTCGGTGATTCATTGCCTTATGACATCGCGGAATTGCACCGGGAAAGGCAATCAATCCGCGATGAAATCAACCGCCTTGAAGCCCTTATCGCGTGAAGTTATGCTTTATTTATTCAATCGTGTTTTATAGTAAGACATATTGAGGTAATTTTGCAAACATCAAATCGAATTACGACATGGACACAACAAGGTCGGGCGAACAAGTTTCCGCCCAAATCGGCAAAATGGGTGTCGTTGCCCTGACGGATTCCGGCTTTTCCTTGCCGGACGGTCAGTGCTTCAACATCAAGAACGACGGCAACGCCCCGGTCACTCTATCGGTGCAGCTTGCCGGGATGCCTGACGGCGATTCCGTCACAACGCAATTTGATTGCGGGTGGAATCCCGAAATCGTGAAAAAGATAATGCCAACGTCGTTGGCGAATACTAACTTAAAATGGGGCTTCTAATATGGGTCTTTTAATCGGCACGGGCAACACAAAGCCCGCATTCGCTTATGACTATTATTACGGCATTGAATGGGATAAGACCGTTTCAAATCCCATTCCAACCCGTATCGGTAAGAACGAACTTCATCAGTCCTTGCCCGTTCAGTCACTTATGCGCCGTTGCATCCTCAAAGACGATGGCGCGGTCAATTACTACTTACACGCAAACGATTCCTCAAAGCGCTACAACGGGGCGGCGGCAAACCTGACCGGGGCGGACGGTCAATTCATGGTCGAGTTGCCCGACGCATATATGCGCTTTGAAATGGATGGCAACAAGTGTCGCGCCCTGATGTCTGACCGTCCGTTGCCCGGATTCATCAAGTGGCGTAAAGACTATGTTTCCGCCGATGAAGCGTGTGTGCAGCGGTCAACCAACAAACTTTGCGCGGTGGTCAACACTGATGCCGACTATCGCGGCGGCAACAACAATGCGTCGTATGACGCGACCGACCACACATTGTTAGGTCGCCCGGCAACATCTATCAGCCTGACCAATTTCCGCGCATACGCCCGCGCCCGTGGGTCGGTGTCGTGGAACTGCAACCTATATCAGATACACCGCAAGTTGTGGTGGTTCTTTGCGATTGAATATTGCAATTTCAATTCGCAAGCAGCTTTCAACGCCGCATTGACCGCCGACGGTATGCGTCAAGGCGGACTTGGCGCGGGTGTCACGACCCTTAACGGCGGCAAGTGGAACACATGGTGCGGTTATAATCCGTTCATCCCTTGCGGTCACACCCTTTCGTTGGGCAATCACACGGGGGTTGTCGATTATGCGTTGCCCGCCGGGTACGGCGCAACACTGACCGTCGCCGTTCCGTCTTATCGCGGCGTGACAAATCCTTTCGGTCATATATGGAAATGGACGGATGGTTGCCTTTGCAACATTCAGTCCGATGCCGCCGGGGGATTATCGGAATTTTTCGTGTGCGACAATCCCGCCGAATTTGCAAGCACCATCGGGTCGGGCTATCAGTTACGCGGCAACTTACCCCGTCAAGAGGGTTATGTTAAAGCCTTGATTCTCGGCGAACACGGCGAAATCATGCCCCTTGCGGTCGGTGGTGGCACAACATCGTATTTCTGCGATTACTATTATACAAACATCCCCACAAGTGGTGAAGCCACACGCGGCGTTTTGTTCGGCGGTTCTGCGCATCCTGGTGCGAATGCGGGCTTCGTGTGTGCTCATGCGAGTCGTGCGCCGTCGGGTACGAATGCGGCTTTCGGTTCTCGGCTTTGCTTTTACCCAATCGACCCCGCCGCGTAAGCGGAAATCGACCCCCGAAAACATTTTGACGGAATCTTGAAATGAAAGAAAATAGGGTTGTCAGGTGTCGCGGCGTTTTGTTCAGCGGTAATGCGAATAATGGTGCGAATGCAGGCTTCGTGTATGCGAATACGAATAATGCGCCGTCGAATACGAATGCGAATATCGGTTCTCAGCAATGCTTGTAAAAATATTGCATCACCTGAAACCTTGCCACAAAAACATCCCGTTCCGGGGGTGTATGAGTGGGGCGACCCACGGCAAAAAATAAACCACGTTGAACGGCTTTGGTAGGGAAACCGAAGAAGCCAATTATTCAAGCAAGGATGAAGCGTTTGAACAATCTTTTTGAAAAGGTCATAAGCCTTGACAATTTACGTCTTGCCGATGAAAAGGCAAGGCGCGGAAAGTCGCGGACTTATGGTGTTCAGATGCACGACAAAAACCGTGAAGCGAACATCCTTGCGTTGCACGAGCAATTAAAGAACGGAACTTTCAAGACATCCCCTTATCATGTTTTCACGATATATGAACCCAAAGAGCGTCTAATTTATCGCTTGCCGTATTTCCCCGACCGAATCTTGCACCATGCGATTATGAACGTGCTTGAACCCATTTGGGTGTCGGTGTTCACAAAGGACACTTATTCTTGCATCAAGAATCGCGGGATTCATGCTTGCGCAAAGAATGTGCGCCGGGCATTGAAAGAGGACAAGGACGGCACACGGTATTGCCTGAAAATCGACATCCGCAAATTCTATCCGTCAATTAACCATGAAGTGTTGAAAAGCATCGTGCGTCGCAAAATCAAGGACGCACGATTGCTTGCACTTCTTGATGAAATCATTAGTTCAACCGACCATCCCGGTTTGAGCATCCGCAATTTCGTTCAGGTCAACGGAAAGGTTGTCGCGGTTGACGGACAGAGTGTGCCGATTGGCAATTACCTTTCGCAATACTTCGCAAACCTGATGTTGGCTTATTTCGACCATTGGTTGAAAGAGGAAAAGCGGGTGAAACATTATTTCCGATATGCCGATGATATTGTCATTCTATCGGGTGATAAAGATTACTTGCACCAACTATTGCACGAAATCCGGGCTTATCTTGCCGGGTTGAAACTGACGGTCAAAAAGAATTATCAGGTGTTCCCCGTCGATGCGCGGGGAATTGACTTCTTGGGTTATGTCTTTTATCACACCCACACGCGATTGCGCAAGTCAATCAAGCAAAGGTTGTGCCGCCGGGTGGCACGTCTTAACAAACGGAAGAAGCCTTTGCCCAAAGAAGCGTATCGCCAACAAATTTGCAGTTGGTGGGGCTGGTGTAAATACTGCAATTCACGAAATCTTTTTAACAAACTAAAAACATCAATGCCGTATGAAATTAGTTTCAATCGCGCCAAATGCGCATTACGACATGACGCACGGAAAACCGAAGATGCTTGAAAAGGACAACGACGGTTCTTGCATCGTGCGTCTTAACGTCGCGCCCGAAAAGGGCATTCCCGGCGGTGACATCGCCAATCAGTCCGCCGACGCGGAGGAAGTGCAAACCGGGTGGTCTTGCTATGAAGTCAGGACATTTGCAGCTCCGACCAAAGCGAACTTGAAAAAGGCAATCATCCGTTCCATCGTGGACGAAACCGCCGAATTTGACCTTGTAAACTCCTACAACAAGCACACGTTGGGAATCAAGGTCGATGAATCCGCCGTGCAGAAATATAAGGACTTCTTGACCCTGACCGAAGAAATCGACGCGGCATTGGTCGAAGTCCTGAACGACTAACTTCTAACTAACACTTACTAACAATGGCAAGGTTTGGCGACCTCGGAATTGAATCCGGGGCAATCATCGGAAAAGGAATCGAGATTGAAGAATTGTTCGGCAAGCGCATCTTGATTGAGAAAACAAAGATTTCAAAGTCAAAGTTCACGGGCAAGAACAATTCGGGAATGCGACTGCAAATGCAAGTCGTTCTTGCGACGTTCAACGATTGTGCCGACGCAAACGGCGACTTCTTTGTGAAGAAGCCCGACGGCACACCCGACGGCGAAAGGCGATGTTGCTTCACCGGGTCGGATATTCTTATTGAGGACATCCAAGAAGCAGAAGCAAAGGTTTCGGCAATGAACACGGAACGTGCCGGAAAGCACGAACCGCCCATTGAACTTTATCCGATTGACACAACCATTGTCAAAGTCGGAAAGTGTTTCAATTTCACTTAATATGACAAACGAACTCCATCCGATTTTTTCAGCGGTCGGCAAATACCTGATGGGGGCAATCGGCGCATTGATAGGATTCTTGCACCCGACTTTCCCTTTCATCATCGTTTGCACCATCGCCGTGTTGCTTGATTGTTACACGGCATGGGCATTGTCGCGCCGCGTCAAGAAGAAGTTTCCCGGTGCTAACGATGGCAAGTTCAAAAGCCATTACGCCGGACGGGTATTTGTTACCCTTGTGAAAGTCTATGCCGTGACCGTGCTTGCCTATATGATTGACACAATCATTTTCCCCGAAATTGCGATGTTGTTGCCCAACATCGTTGCCGGAACGGTATGTTTTTGGCAAATATGGTCAATGCTTGAAAACGAATCATCTTGCAACAATGCACGGTGGGCGGAAATCGCACAACGCATCATGGTTGACAAGACCGAAAGGCATTTTGACATCGACTTGCACGAACTGAAACACCCTGAAAGGGGCAAGGACAAGGACACCCCGGCGACAACGCCCGGTGTCGAGTAATAAACCAAATCATTTAACCACATGGCAAATGTTGATTCCCTATTGCCTTACATCCTCAAATTTGAGGGTGGTTTTGTCAACGACCCCGCCGATGCCGGGGGCGCGACAAATAAAGGCGTTACAATCGCAACATGGCGGCAAGTCGGTTATGACAAGGACGGTGACGGCGACATCGACGTTGCCGACCTGAAAATGCTGACCGATGCCGACGTGCGAAACCGGGTGTTAAAGCCCGCGTTTTGGGATAGATGGAAAGCCGACCGCATCAAGTCGCAAGGTGTCGCAAACATCCTTGTCGATTGGGTGTGGGGGTCAGGCAAGCACGGCATTGTCATTCCGCAACGCCTATTGGGTGTCGTGCCGGATGGCATCGTGGGTGAAAAGACCCTTGCCGCCGTCAATGCCGCCGACCCCCGGCAGCTTTTCGACGCTATCTTTGAAGCCCGCAAGAAGTTCTTGCACGACATCACCAACCAATCAATCGCAAGGTATGAACGCAAAATCGGTCGAAAGGCGACGGCATCCGAATTGAGGAAGCACACCAACCAACGCTTCATCAAGGGATGGTTGAACCGCCTTGAAGCGATTAAACAATTCCGCCCATGAAACGTGTGTTCTTCTTCATTGTCGTTGCCCTGATGCTTGCGTCGTGTGCATCGACCCGCAAGATTCAGGAAACGACCGCATCCGTTTCGGTTGATTCAACAAGCGTCAAGGAAACGGCAAAGCATGAATCCGAAAAGGTTGTTGACACGACCCGGACGGAACACTGCAAAGTCGTGATAACGGAAATCATCTTTGACACCACGCCCGCCGCAAGCCCGGCGACCGACAACTCGGACGCAAGGGCATCGCCCGACACTTCGGCATCAGATAAGCCCGCCACGACACAAACACCCGCCGCAACCGTTAATATTCCCGGTTTCGGTCAGGTGTCCGGCAACATCAAGTCCATTCGGCAAACCGTTCTTGAATCCGACAATGAAACCAAAGGTGAAAGCAAGGAATCCGAAAAGCAAGAGGAATCCAAATGCAATGCAAATGTTTCGGTCGCCGAAGAAAACAACCATCGTGTCGAACAGCCCGCGCCCGACCCCAAGCGGTGGCGATATTACTTCTATCTTGCCGCCGTCGGCGTTGTGGTGCTTCTTTACCTGAAACGTGTTCCGATTATAAATTGGATAAAAAGAATTTTATCAGGGTTGCGCCGCATCTTTTGA